GTTTACAGCCACTATAATTTTCTCGAAAAGGCTTATGCCAGTTGAAGCACTCGGCAACATACCTTTCTGCCTGTTAATTCCGACAAGGTTGGTATTGAGTGTTACTGTATTGCCATTGCTATCTGCATAACTTCCGGTCAGGCTGAAATAGACTTTATCCCCCTCAAGCTCTGACGGTATGTCAAACACTGCGGTTTTGTCATCAGCTGTAAGGCTCACTGTACTTTTAACGATATTATCTTTTTCGCTCATAAAATTTGCCGTAACAAGAGCGCAGTTGTCCCAGTCGGATTCCATAAAGTAGCATTTGATTTTAGTGTATTTCTTTTCACCGAGAACCGGATTAAATCCGTCTCTGCGTTTCAGGGTATTTTTATATACTTCAAATTTCAGCGTATTCATAATGCCGCCC